CTGGGAAATACAAAGGCTCTTGAATTTACTACATCTGGGCCAACCACAAGCGCCGCCTTTTTTAACAATACCTCACCGACTTCTTCTGTTTTCACAGTGAACTCTGCAGCTTCAGTAAATGGCAGTGGCAGCAGCCTTGTAGCCTACCTCTTCGCAACCTGCGCTGGTGTTTCCAAAGTAGGCAGCTACACAGGCAACGGCACAACCCAGACCATCAACTGCGGCTTCACAGGCGGGGCAAGATTCGTTCTCATCAAGCGCACTGACTCTACTGGTGACTGGTACGTCTGGGACAGCGCACGGGGCATCGTGGCGGGTAACGACCCTTACCTGCTCTTGAACAGCACAGCGGCTGAAGTCACGAGTACAGACTACATTGACACAGCATCAACAGGCTTTGAGATCAGCAGTACAGCGCCAGCCGCTATCAATGCCAATGGCGGTTCGTTCATCTTCTTGGCAATCGCGTAAGGACACATCATGCAAATCAGAACACAAACAGGCGCGGTAATGTACGAGGCAGAGTTTCGTGCATATCAAAAAGCCAATGGTGGCCCATCATGGGACACAACGACAACCGAGGTCTTGACAGCACTAGGTGCTGATGTAGTCTTTGAAGGCCCACAAGCATCTGGCGGGACGGTCTACCAATACAGCCAAGCAGCTGGTGTCGAGCAGATTGATGGCAAGTGGTACACCAAGTACATCCTTGGCCCTACCTTCACTGACACAGAAGACACAACTGCTGCCGAGCAAGAGGCTGCGTACAAGGCCAGCAAGGACGCAGAGCAAGCCAAGGCGGTACGCACCAGCCGGGATGACAAGCTGACTGAGACTGATTGGCGGTTTCGCAGTGATATGACACCTTCACAGGCGTGGAAAGATTACTGCCAAGCCTTGCGAGACATCCCAGCACAGGCTGGATTCCCTTGGACCGTTACTTGGCCTGACGCACCATGACTGAGCTAGACATCCGATTGACGAGCCATGAGGCCGTTTGTGCAGAACGGTATGCTCAGATCAACGCTCGGCTCAAGCGGCTGGAAGGCGTGATCATGAAGACCACTGGCGTCTTGATCGTCTCCATGTCAGCCATCGTTTACGCATCTCTGACCTTTGGACGATGAAGTGGACTTATTTGAAGTCCTGTCCAAGTCATGGCCGATCCTGCTGGCGCTGATCACGCTGATTATCGTGCTGGCTAAACTTGATCTGAGAGTGGCGGTACTGGAAGAGAAGATCAAGGCTTTATTTGAAATGTGGAACAGGCGGGATAAATGATTGACGTAACCAAAGCCATTGGAGCAGTCGCAGCCAGCATTGCAGCCATTGGCGGCGGTTACACGCTTGCAGACAAGTTTGGTTGGTTTGACAGGGCTATCCTTGAGTGGTCACCCGAGCATTTTAAAATCACAGCGGCGGTTGGACAGCCCATCAACGTCACAGTGGCCCGGATCAAAAAGCGGGATGACTGCTCTGTTGAGAGTTTTACCCCAAGCATCCGTGACGCAGCAGGTATGGTGCACGAGGCAACGACAACGGCGAGCAAGTTCAGCGGCCCAGCGGGTCCACAGATTGACACGTTTACATACCAACTCACGATGGTGAGAAAAGAGAAGATTGCACCCGGCACAGCCACACTGCTGGCAACAATCAAGTACAAATGCCCGGAGGGTGAGCGTGTGGTTCAGTACCCCCGCCATGCTAATTTGAGTTTTGACTTAAAGGGCTGATTATGATTACTCTGTTTACTACACTGGTCAGCTTTCTTGCCGGTGGTTTACCCAAGCTGCTTGGGTTTTTCCAAGACCGCGCTGACAAGAGCCACGAGATGGCAATGGCTCGCCTCCAGACTGAGCGTGAGTTGGAACTCCGTAAAGCGGGTTTTGAAGCCCAACAGCGAGTAGAAGAGATCAGAGTAGAAGGCCAGATGATTGAGGCAGCATCAGCCGAGCGCAGCGCACTGTACGCCCACGACATAGCCATTGGGCAAGGTGCAAGTCAGTGGATGATCAATCTCCGCGCTGGTGTTCGGCCCCTTATCACCTATGGCCTGTTCCTCCTGCTGGTGTTTGTTGACGTTGCTGGGTTTGTTTACGCTTGGAAGCACGGTGTAGATTTCCAGATCATGCTGGACAACATCTGGGATGATGAGACGCAGATCATCTGGGCAAGTGTCATTTCTTTCTGGTTTGGAAGCCAAGCGTTTAGCAAGAAATGAAAGTCTCTCAACGGTGCAAAGAGATGATCAAGCACCACGAGGGTGTGCGATTTAAACCGTACCGCTGCCCAGCGCGGCTCTGGACTACAGGAGTTGGCCATGTTTTATACCCCGATCAAGGTCGTTTACCTCTGGACCAAAGAGACGCTTACCCGCTTAAAGCGGAAGATAACCGCGTATTTTCAGGAGCCGAAGTAGATGGAATCCTTGGTGCTGATCTCCAGCGATTTGAAGTTGGGGTTGCCAAACTTTTTCCTATGGTTCTTACCCAAGGCCAAAACGACGCTCTTGTCAGCTTTGCTTTTAATCTCGGTCTGGGCGGCGTACAGCGATCAACCCTCCGTCAGAAGGTTCTTCGGGGAGAGGTTGAAGCGGCGGCAGACGAGTTCTTGAAGTTTACACGGGGCGGGGGTAAAATCCTACCGGGGCTAGTCAAGCGCAGAAACGACGAACGCGCTCTGTTCCTATCTTAGGATTGATCCATGCCACTACAGAAAATTCAACTCAAGCCGGGTGTAAACAGGGAAGGAACTCGTTACGCTAGAGAGGGCGGCTACTACGAGTCGGATAACGTCCGGTTTCGGCAAGGTACGCCTGAAAAGATAGGCGGCTGGGTGCGTGTATCTGCCAATACGTTCTTGGGCGTCTGCCGTTCCTTGTGGAACTGGGTCACCTTTGGATTCCAGAACCTGATTGGGGTGGGGACGAATCTCAAGTTCTACATACTTAATGGCGGTACTTACTACGACATCACCCCTACCGAGACTGTCCACACGCTCACCAACCCGTTTGCTACCGTTAACGGCTCAACTACGGTCACAGTCACGGACGCCACGGGCGGTTACATCAACAATGATTTCGTGACGTTTACAGGTGCTACCGCAGTAGGAGGCATAACGATCTCTGGCGAGTATCAATTAACTGCGTCCAGTTCCACCGCATACACCATCACCGCAGCATCTGCGGCAACTTCCACAACTACGGGCGGCGGGACAGTCTACGCTGTGTACCAAATTGATACAGGACCGTCTTACGCTGTGCCGTTGGTAGGTTGGGGTTCAGGCACTTGGGGTTCTGGTGTTTGGGGGACTAGCGCATCTTCTTCGGACGCTATACGGATATGGAACCAATTTAACTTTGGTGAGGATTTGATCTACGGCCCGAGGGGTGGGCCTCTGTACTACTGGGACGCTACTATCGGCTACCAAGCGGCTACCGTTAGCATGACAATTGCTAACCCCTGTGTTGTATCTACCACCATAAATCTTCCTGATAAAACCGCCATTGTGTTTGATACCACTGGCGCACTGCCAACAGGTCTGCTGGTAGGCACAACCTACTACACCCGGTTTGTGTCGTCTACCACATTCAACCTGTCGCTGACCCCCACAGGGGCGCTTATCATCACTACGGGCAGTCAGTCAGGTACGCACACGATATCCCCACGGGGGGTATTAGTGTCTCAACTAAATGGGGCAAGCAGTGTCCCCGTATCTCAAATCTTTTTCCTTGTCTCTGACGCAAGTCGTTTTGTGCTTTGCTTTGGAACCAACGACATTGGATCAACGTCAGTCAATCCGCTCCTAATCCGGTGGTCTGACCAAGAAAGTGTTGTGGAGTGGTCACCAGCAATTACCAATCAGGCAGGTAGCATCACCCTGTCCCACGGCTCTACCATCGTGACAGCTATCCAGAGCAAGCAAGAGATTGTGGTGTTTACAGATGCTGCCCTTTATTCCCTTCAGTACCTTGGCCCACCGTATGTCTGGGGGTCACAGTTGTTGGCTGACAACACCTCTATTGCTGGCCCCAATGCGGTGGCTTTGGCAGCAGGGATTATTTACTGGATGGGCGTAGACAAGTTCTACAAGTACGACGGACGGCTGCAAACGCTCAACTGCGACTTGCTTAGGTATGTCTACAACGACATTGACCGGAGCCAGTTTGATCAGGTCTACGCAGCCACCAATGAAGGTTTCAGTGAAGTATGGTGGTTTTACCCCAGTAACGGCTCCACAACCAACGACAGCTATGTGGTTTTTAACTACATAGAGAATGTCTGGTACTACGGCACTATGGCACGAACTGCATGGTTGGATAGCGGT